AAACCGATCTCCACAAACTTGAGCAAGGTTTTGTATGATAAAATCAGAGACAAGTCGAGTCTCTTAACATCCGTAGGTTAATCTCTACGAGAAAAAAAGGTAAAACAAAAATGTTCAAATCTGTATTCGCAGCAGCTGCTGCTCTGTCCATGTCCACTGGCGCTGCTTTCGCTGGACCCTACGTCAATGTAGAAGCTAATTCTGGTTGGACTGGTTCTGATTACGGTGGTACCGCAACCGATCTTCACGTTGGCTACGAAGGTAGTATTAGTGAGTCCACTTCTTACTACGTCCAAGGTGGTGCAACTATCGTCAGTCCTGATGGTGCTGAAAGTGACACTGTTCCTTCTGGTAAGGCAGGTCTCGGTCTTGCACTGACTGATGCTCTCGGTGCATATGGCGAAGTCTCCTTCGTCGGTTCTGGCGATAGTGACATTGACCGTGGTTACGGCACCAAGTTGGGCCTGAAGTACAGCTTCTGATATTCAATATAGACACATAAACATCTAGATGTTATACTAGGGATGCGACGGCATCCCTTTTTTTATGGAATATACTCCACCAACTCTTTGTATCAGAAGTATTACTCCCTCTGATACTACAGGTAAAGTACTTATAGATATGCCATCTATATGGAGAGATAGCGATACTATAAACACTCTAGAGATTGACGAAACAATAGTTGAATTTATTATGAGTGAACCTTTCGTTGTACCTATGTGTCCCCCTGGATGGCCAAATCCCCCTACTGATGTAGAATGAAAAAATATTTACTAACCGTAGTTACAAATCCTGCAGCTCAAGTATCAGTCTCCTTGTTAGGGATACTGATATTGATAAGTGCATTACACAATCATGCTCACTATGAGATGAGTAATGATCCTGATGGATATGTGTATCAATGGTATAAGAAAAACCCTGAGAGATGTAAGTACACTCCCAAGTAACTTCACAAAACTTGACAAATATTTAACATTACTATATAATTATGTAATAGTTCTTTACATAAGACAATGACAGTCACAACTAATGATCGTGGACAACAGAACATGTGGGCACAAGAACCCCGTATGTACGTGGATCCAATTGCTGCAGAACGTTACGGTTATGAAAGTTATGCAGAACGTGCAGAAAAAATGAATGGTCGTTTTGCCATGATGGGTTTCGTTGCCGGTCTTATCTCTTATGCAACAACTGGGAGTCTCTTCTTCTTCGGTGCCTTTGGTATCTGATAAGTGATGATTTCACAACACATGAATGTAAAAAGGAGTACTTGACAATGACACAATTTTTCTTTACTATAACTAGTGTAGCCTTCTTTGTTTTGTTGGCTTACTCAGTAGAAAAATTATCAGAGACTTACTAATGACATTCAGTGTTACTCTTCGATCTTCGGACGGATCTGAACAAACTATCGAATGTGATAGTGATCAGTATATTCTAGATGTTGCCGAGGAACAAGGTATCGATCTTCCATATTCTTGTCGAGCAGGTGCATGTTCATCTTGTTGTGGCAAGCTTGTAAGTGGTACAGTTGATCAAAGTGATCAATCATTCTTGGATGATGATCAAATTGAAGAAGGATTTGCACTTCTATGCGTCTCATATCCTACCTCAGACTGTGTAGTCGAGACTGAAAAAGAAGAAGATCTCTTTTGATTATGTCGAATCACAATGCTCTCTATGAAGATATGGAGAGACTAAATGCCCTTTATGAAGAGCTCTGTTGGGCACATGATGATGAACTAATATTCACACATGAAAATGGCAGAGTCGTTATCTACAACAATACACAGGAGAAAACAAATGAACGAAAGAGCAGAACGTATTAATGGTTGGGCAGCAATGCTGGGTATCATCGCAGCCATCGGTGCATACGCGACCACTGGTCAGCTGATTCCAGGTATTTTTTGATGTTAATTTTAGGTTCTATTCTTCTAGGAACCTTCATCTTCTACTCTGTCTTCTTTACTGATGACATTGACGATGATGGGCCCCCAGATGATGGTATGATGCAACCAGTATACCAAGGTGTAGGGTCTCATTAGAGTCCCTTTTTAATAAATAAATTAACACCGCTTTCATCAAATGCCAGAGGAAGTTACCAAGAAAGAAGAACCCCAAAAGAAGGGTATTCTGGGAAAAATAAAAGAGGCAACTGATGACAAAGAAGAACAGATTGCTATTTTGTCTACTTTTGTTAGGCTTGGCATCCTTGTTTGGAGTGGCGGAATACTCACACTCGCTTATATTAAACTACCCCCTGCACTGGGAATCCCCGAACAGAAACTAGATCCTACTTTTATCGCAAGTGTCTTTACTGGGGTGCTTGCGACTTTTGGCGTTCAGGCGGCAAAGAAAAATGGAGAAGCTTCCAAGTCAGGTGGTGATAATGGAGTTACCAAAAAAGATATGGAAAGATTAATTGAGACAGCATCACAAACTGCTCCTTCACAAACAATTAGAATTGAACAGGCACCTGTTGTAATATCTGCGGTAGAACCTAAAGGTTAATGTGTACCATCATTAATTATGGAATTGCTTTCTTTCAAGTAGTAATTTTGAATTGTATACAACCTGTCAATTGGCAGTACTGTTATCGTGTGGATCAATGGTTAGTCCAGGATCTTCAGTATGCATGGGAATTGAAGATAGGTAAGGTTCATCCCTATCAGACTGAGAAAGAATACCTAGAAAGTTTTAAGTAAGGATCTCATAACAAACCACCATTCCTAAGGAACACCACTATAATAGATAATGTAGTTGATAATCAACATGACTTTATCTCACGTATTACTTTGGATATCAATCCCATTTGTAATCACTACAGTACTGTTTGGATTTTACAAAGGGGAGAACGTTTATTATGAATCAGATAAGTACGACGGGAATGGAACCGCACATTAGAAGTCGTTATGACTTTGCAATGAGTTCATTCTCCAGAATGTATGGAGTCAAGAATGTACTAAACTCACAAACTATACCAACCTTCTGTAGAGAGTGGGCTATTGATGATGAAAAAAATATACCAACAGGAACATTAACAACAGTTGATTTCTATTTTAGAGACTTATGGATGAGGGACAATTAATTGTAATTAGTTTTTATACTTTCATTGGATTATTTTTATTTGTACTTTCTTTAATTTCAGAATAATGACACACTATATTACAGCAATGCTAATACTAACTTCAATAACATCATTTGTTTTATGGGGTATCAATAACGCGTATCCATCATGATGAGTGGTCTTTTTGTATTCTTATTTGTCATACTACTGGTTAGTGGTATGGAATTAACATGGGCAGTTAAACAAGGAAAGAGATGATGTTACAGTTTGCTAGGTTTTGTGGGACTGTACTAAACAACCCATACGGATTAGGATTCCTATCATCTATTTTAATTTTGGTTCCCATCGTGGGAATGTGGGCAGTTCATAAATATCAGTGGGAACACTGGGAACCTTTCACGAGGAAACATAAATGAATCCAGTAATTTTAATCGGTTGTTTTACGCCACTGGTTTTAATTTTTATAGTAATGAAACTTGCTGTGTGGGTATCTGCTGTTAACGACGAAAAAAACTATGTCGGAAAAGAACCTTTACGAAAACGGGGACCATTCTTGGACAATGTATATGCAGACGTTGACGAAGAGGAAGAAGAATATGGAGATCGCACAGACTATAGATAATGCTCTTTATCAACACTATACAATTGAACAAGGAAAACCTGTACCAAACTGGAGATATATAAAAGATCAAGACTGGTGGTATGAATATCTTAAAAATTTAGGATTAGATCCAAGAAATCCATGAACGAAGAAGAGTATTATGATGAGAATTATGACTACACAATAAGTGTAAGAATAGAAGATATAAAGCTCCTACATCACTGTGTGAAAGAAACCATTAAGTATTGGCCAGGAGCTCCAGCCAGACCTTATGAAGAACAGGAACAGTTATGGGCCCTAAGAGATAACTTATTTAAAATAATACTTGAGTACCAATTTAATAATTCATGAACTTATTACTACATCCACATACTAATGTAAGCGATCCTGTGTGGTCGGTCATTTTTATGGTCTTTCTTTCTCTTTGTATGGCTGGTTATAGTATCTACTATATACTAGGAGTTGATGAAAGAGAATCTCATGGGAGCAATGACGCCACCGAGCAGGAAGAGCTGCTACAACTTCCGAGTGACGGAGATCAATCGTGTTCTTGATGGTGATACTATTGATGTTACAATTGATCTTGGTTTCGATCTCTACAAGAAAGAGAGAGTTAGAGTCGCGGGTGTCGATACACCAGAAAAGAGGACGAAGAATCTAGAGGAGAAGGCACTTGGAATCGACGCAACCAACTGGCTCAAAGAGAAATTGGAAAGTACTATTGCTGGTGACGATGAGTTGTCTGTTAGGACTGAACTTGTTGGTGGCGTCGGCAAATATGGCCGTCTTCTTGGTTGGTTATACATTGGGGACGAGTCAGTGTCCCTTAACGAGCAAATGATTGCCGAAGGATATGCGTTACCCTATGCAGGTGGAACAAAAGACATGAACCTGGAATTGTTGAGAGAGATTAGACGTAAGTTTGGAACTCTAGTAGAATAATATATGAAATTCAATTTAGATATGGAGGACTATACGATCCTCATTAACGCACTTCATTATTATAAGAAGGTTGAGAAGAAAGGAAACTTTCAACAGTATGACGAGAAAAGAATAAACTCTCTCCGTGATAAGATGGCCAAACAGATAACTAATCTTTATACATAGAGAAGAACTTTGAACGAATAAGATGCAAAAAATTGTAAACGGTCTTGCTATTTTCTCTAGTCTTATTTCCTTAACCGTCGTTGGTGCTGGTGGTTATGTCTATCTTGAAAAGGACAATATTATTGAAGGTGTCAAATCTCAAGTTGCTGGTGCAGCAGCAGAAGCAATTTCTGGAGCACTTCCTGGAATGATGGATTCTGCAATGCCAGAACTTCCTGGTGCTACTGGTGGTGCGATTCCTTCTACTCCTGGTACAAGTGGTGGTATCGGTGGTGGGACACCAGGTCTTCCATTCTAAAATTAAATGAATATCCCTCGTATTGGTGCTAATCAAATTAGAATCGACAGAGTTGATATTCTACCAGTTAGAAGTATACTAAATGATGTACCTCCGATTCAAAACCTTGATCCCCCAGTCACTATTCAGATAGGTAATCCTATCATTGACATGCCTGGGTGTGTTGAGGCGCACGAAAGTAATAACCCACTGAATGAGAATAGTAACGATGCAAGAGGAATCGTTACTTATTGTGATGGAAATATTCCTAGTTTTAATCCACCGGACTACAGCGGTTTGGAAGAATTAGAAACACCAACTCAAGAGGTTGATACTAGGTTTGAGGAACCAAAGGAATCAAATACAAATACGGATGGGAAAGATAATTTACCACCACCTTCACTAGAATGTCCTACAGCTGTTCAGAAAGCACAAGAACCTGTAGGGACATATGTCAATGGATATAGAGAACAGGTAACTGAATATAAGTTGATCGATGGTGTCTGTGTTCAGATTACAGAGACTGTAGGTATCCCGGAACAAGTCTTGGCTGGTCTTCCTAGTGGTGGTCAAGTAATGCAGGTTGGTGGTATTGCAGTGATTGCAACTACATCTGCACTATTAGCAAAACCGTTGGCGGACATACTATTGAAAGTAGTCAAACCAACGGTTAAGAAAGTTACAAAGAAGATTGCCGCTATTCGGGGGAAACAACTGAAGACCTTGTCTGTAAAGGAGCGCCAAGCAGAGCAGCGGGATCGGAATCAAACGATTGCAAAGTTGAAGTCTGTGAAGGCGAAGACGAAGAAGTAGGTCTAGGGATAGAATGACGATGTTGTGGAACAACAGTAACATTCTGAACCACTACATCAGCACAGATTTTATAGTAAGGACTTCTGGGATGAAAACTAATTCCAGATTTCATTAACTCACCGCAGTTCTTGAGTCTTGCAATCTCAAAGTCCAGTCTCTTATTAGCTGTGATTTGTTGTTGCAATTCAATTTGAGTTTGTGCTGCCAACTTACATTGATCTTGAAGAGTCTTGTCTAGAGGACGAGACCAAGTAACAGAAAATCCAAGACCTAAATTGTAATTATCTTTCTGTCCAGTTCTTACAGGGATTTCATATACAACACGTCCTGGATTATCTGGGATGCCATCACCAATGCCATTACCATCCTCATCAAAACGACCTGTGAAATCAGTCACATCGTATACAGGGTCATTGTAGTATGGTTCATATGGAAGGGCC